TATTTAGACAGCAGATACTCAGATGGAGTTCTCTTTATAGCGCAAGAGCCTAAGTCTGAAAACTATACCCTCACTGTTTTTCGCAAGTTTCCAACTTACAACATAGCCTATTACTGGTATGAAGTAACTGAAAACGACAGAATTGAAGAGATTGCTGGAAAAACTTTAGGTAAACCTCATTTATGGTGGCAAATTATGGACATCAATCCAGATGTTCTTAACCCGTTTGACTTAAAACCAGGATTGCAGTTAAGGATTCCTCGTGAATACTAGAACTCAAAATCGTTACGGAACTAACTTCCAAGTTATATTCCCAGATTTTCCTACGTTTAAGCAAACCCCTCAATGGTTTCGCCTTACCCAAGAACAAGGAAAACAAGATGTCATTGAAATTTCTTACGCATCTTTTGACAATCATTTTCAAAGCGCATTTAAAACTGGGGTAATGTTTAAAGTTAAATGGGCTACTGAATACGCAAAAAATGAATGGGTAGGATATGTGTACAACGGTGACAGCACTACCCAAGCAACTGTATCCCGCAACGTTATGCTCCGTGGTGTTGGTGCTTCTTTCCCCCTAAAAGAAGGTGGAAATAAAATATGGAAAAACAAAACTGCACCTGAAATTGTCCAAGATATTTGTAAACAGTACAAACTTAAAGCAGTTGTAGATAAAAGTAACGTTCGTTTTGGTATGCAATCATTGGTTGGAACTACTAAGTGGGAAAAAATTCAAGAACTTGCAAATAGAATTGGGTTTCAAGCACACGTAAGTGGAACAACTCTTTACTTCCAACGAATTGACAGAATGATTGACCAATTTATGTCTGTTATCCCAGTTATGTCTTACAGTGATGGAAACGTAAACTCTGACACTATGGTTAAGGCACAAACTTTAGACCATTTTACAGCAAAACTTGGTGACCTTTCAGAGATGAGTTCAAACAAAAAAACAGATAAAGTGTTGCATGGAATAGACCCTGTAACTGGAAAAAGCCATACTCATACTGCAAAGCCAACTAAAGTTGGAAAAAACGTTAGGGAAAATGTTCAAGAATCTTTGTTTAAAGAAGTTTCTACAACCGTAGTTGCAGAGTCACGAGCATTGGCTAAAGAACTCTCAGAAGGAATGGCTCATCTTGGAAGATTTTCTATGGTTGGTCATGGAAAAGGACAGGGTGACCCACGAATTGCTCCTTATAGAACTGTAGAAATTAATGGTACTGGTAAAAACTCAGATGGCTTTTGGGTTGTAAAAAGAGCCGAACATTTTGTTACTTTTGATGGTCGTTACACAATAGAGTTTGACTGCATGACTGATGGAGTTGGAAAAAACAAGGGTGGTGTGTTCCGCAAAACTCAAGCATCAGTAGTTGGTACTCGTGATGTGGCTTACGAGATGGCTACAGGTGGAAAACAAGCCCCTTCAACCCCTACAATGAGCGTTAGACAACCTTTAGTAAAAGAAACAAGTGGCGGGTTCAATACTAGCCTTAGCAGATGGGTAGGTAAATAATGGCTGAGTTAGCGTTAACTATACCTTTTTCAATAGACCCTTACGGAAACGTAACGACTACTACAGACCAATCAAAAATTTGGGCAGATAGAGTTCGATTTGTCATTGGCACAAATTTAAGAGAGAGAATTTTAGACCCTGAGTTTGGAACTTTGGTTCCTTCTGTATTTATGGAGACCGCAGATGTTGCCAACACTACTCTTGAGTCAGAAGTTGAGCAAGCATTTCAATCTCAATTAGAATTACTTGAGTTCAATAGCGTTGACACATCGTACGATGAGTATACAAACACTACAAACGTCAGCATTGTTTATGGCCTTCCAAATGGGGAGATTACAAACACAGTAGTTGCGGTTTCGTTTATCAGTGGAAATAACATATCTGTAGAGGAAAATATATGAGCATAGTCCCACCAAGTGATATCCCTATTTCGTTAGACTACACGGGTCGTGATTATTACTCGATTCGTGAACAACTAATTGCACGTATTCAAGACCGATTGCCAAATTGGTCTGCCTCTAACCCCGCTGATTTTGGTGTTGCTATTGTTGAAGCATTTGCGTATATGGGTGACTTAATGTCGTACTACATTGACCGAAATGTTAATGAGTCGTTTATTGCTAGCGCCACTCAAAGAGACAGCGTCCTTAATATTGCTCAAAGTTATGGGTACATTCCATCAGGGTACCGACAAGCAAACGTTACATTAACATTTACAAACTCTTCAGAAACAGATGCAATCACAGTTCCTGCAGGAACTGTAGTTTCTGGTGACGTCATTATTGGAGATACAGTTAACACTGTTTACTTTACAACTGACTCAGACGTGCTTATTGACCCAGATATTGACAACGGAATTGCAGACATGACAGCAAAAGAAGGTCGTAGTGTCACACTAGTTTCAGATTACGCTAATCAATTTGGAGAACTTGTAGGTACTTCTGAAGGAACTCCAAATCAATCTTTTGTGTTGGGAGAAAACCCAGCGGTTGACGGTACGCTAGAAGTATACGTTCAAGGTGGTGCTTCTTATTCTAAATGGCGTCAAGTACAGCACTTAGTAGATGCTAATCCTTTTGACCAAGTGTTTACCGTAACAAGTGATGGAGACAACAACCTTTATGTTAACTTTGGAGACGGTGTATCTGGAGCAATACCAGTAAATTTTTCAGAGATTAGAGTTCTTTACACTGTAGGTGGTGGTGTTCTAGGTAACGTTACTACTGGAATTCTTACAAACATAGAGTATGTTCCAGGGCTTTCAACAAATGATTTGATTGCTTTCCAAGCAATTATAACTGTTACTAATGACGAAGTAGGGTTTGGTGGTTCTGACCCAGAATCTTTAGAAGAAATTCGTTATGCTGCGCCATTGACTCTTCGAGCAAACACTCGTGCAATTACTTTGCAAGATTTTAATAGCCTTGCTCTTGGAGTTACAAACTGCGGTAAAGCAAATGCAGTTTCAGACATTTGGACTTCTGTAACACTCTACGTTGCGCCATCACGTAACCAAGGAGACCCAGATTTACAGCCAGGACTTGACGAAAACCAAGACACAACAATTGAGTACGACACTTTGGCTTCAGATGTAGAGACCGCTTTGGCTCCAAATCTTCTTATTGGAACTTCATTGACTGTTCAACCTCCTGTGTATGTAGACATTGTTCTTACCGTTCAGTACGCAAAACAGCCTCAATACACTACAGCAGAAGTTGAAGCGTCTATTAAATCTGTTCTTACAAACTTTTACGGGTATTACTACAACACTTTTGGTCAAACAATCTATGTTCAAGACATTGAGACAACGTTAAACAACAACGTTACTGGTATCAAAATTGCTAAACTCATCAATTTACACAGACCTTTGGGAAGTGGTTTAAACACATTAGTTGGAGACCCAGATGAAATTTTCCGTATTAAAGAAGATAACATCAGCATAGGACTTCTTTCTTAATGTCAACAGGAAGCCAAACTTTTTCTGGTGTCTATAGGGCTACAGTTGTCAACAATAGGGACCCTAAAAAACAACGAAGGCTACAAGTAGAGTTAACTACTTCTGTTGGGCATTTTACTGACTGGGTGTGGCCTATAGAACCTGCAAACATAAGCACTGAAGTTCCTGAAATTGGTCAAGGTGTTTGGGTTCACTTTCAAGCAGGAGACCACGAGTATCCAACATGGTCTGGTTCGTTTGGGAAGCACAAAGGAGAAAGCAAGCGCCTTTACATCAAGGCTCTTCCTAACTCTGTAAATATCTCTACCTTGACTGATTACGTCAAAACTGTAAAACAAGTTGATGGAACAACGGAGATTGATTTAATGAGTACTTTAATCGCTATGGCAAATGAGTTAAAAGACCATGAAACCAGAATTGCTTCTTTGGAGAGTCAAATCACTCAAAAAGCAAACATTAGCCATAGCCACCCGTAGTTAAGGCAGTAAATTAAAGGTAAAGACGAGAAAATACAGATTGATATTGAGAGGATAACCTAGTGCCAACATCACCCTTATACCCAGGTTCTGTACGTAACTTCGGGTCTGACGTTGTTAACTTTACGGACACCATTTTGGCTGACCACGTTAACATTCTTCGTGCCGAGGTTAACTCTGTTCAAACAGTTCTTGGAACATACTTAACTCTTAGTTCTGGTTGGACTGGTTCGTTTACCCGTCCTACTATTTCTTACACTTGGGATAGCCTAAAAGACCGTCTTGCAAACATTGAGTACGGTTTAAATGTTGCTTACTCAGCAAGAACACCTACTGGCGGTACTTCTGGTCAAGTTCTTGTAAAATCTTCAAGTAGCGATTACGATTTTGCTTGGACAACTTTTACTGGTCTTCCTTCACAGTCTGGTAACAGTGGAAAGTATTTAACAACAGATGGAACTAATGCTTCTTGGGCTACAGTAGCCGAAAGTTCTGGTGGAGCAAACGAATTTGTCCTAATGATGATGGGCGCATAAAGAAGGGCATTAAATGTCAAAGTATGGATATTCCATATATGGTGTTAATAGATACGGTCTAACACCTAAACTTGCGTACTCAGTTGAACCTATGGGTATCAACGTAGTTCAATTTAATCAAGTGTTTGTAACGTGGCAATTGCCTATTGGTGATTTTACTCGTTTTCGTGTTGTTCGTAATCAAAATGCTTGGCCTGAAACTTCTGAAGATGGAGTTATTATCTATGAGCAAAACTCATTAGATGGGTCAAGTCTTGAAGGTTCTGTTGCTGCTTCATCTTTCTTAGATGGAGTAGATAACCCAACCGAAATACCTATTAATACAGGTCGCCATATTTACTATCGTGTTTTTCTATACACTGATGAAGATGTTTGGGTAATAGCAGGACAGATAAGTGATGTTGTCCCAGAAAATACTGGAGCAATTACAAAAATGATGGATTTGCTACCACGTGTGCTAACTAGTTCTGTGTTAAGTCCTTTAGGAGTTATTGACGAAGCGTCAGACTTATACAAATTTTTAGACGGCTTGGCGTTTTCTTACGAGCAAATGTTGACAGAAATTGCATTAGCACGTCCTGCACATAACTTAGAAAGTTCAAACTACAACACTATTCCTGGAGAAGTTTTAAACGTTGGGTTAAACCCTGAGCCAAACCTACCTATGCTTAGGCAACGTGCCCTTATTCGTGAAGCAATACCTCTTTACGGAAATAAAGGCACAACTTTAGGTGTATCAAGTTACGCAGAGTCACTAACTGGTTTTGCTCCAACAGTTACTGTTTCTCCCAATTTAATGCTTACTATTCAAGACTCTACCTTCTATGAAAGCGTTGGACGTTGGGCTGCTTCTAGTGCAACAATTTCATCAACTGATGAGATGGTTCCAGATAATGCTGATAACTCTATTGATTTGGTTTATACCCTTAAAGTTATAGCAGCAACAACTAGTGCCAGTATTTCTTTAGGATTAAGTGCTCCAATTAAACAAGGAATACCAATAAGCCCAAGTACCGAGTACGTATACAGGGCAAACATAAAGTGCCCAGCAAGTGGTAGCGCAACGTTAAAAATAGAATATTACGATAAAGATGGAACTGTAATCTCAAATGTTACACAAGCAATTTCTGCTACAAATTCTTGGCAAACAGTTAGTAAAACAAACACATCTCCAAGCAATGCTTCCTATGTAGTTTTGTATATTTTATTTGGTACAGCAACTACATATTTTGTAGACATGGTTTACGTTGGCGCTACTCCTTTTGTGGAATATGACGAAGCACGGGCTGTAACAATTAACCTTGCTCCAACACTAGAAAATTATGTAGAAAACCCATCGTTTGAAGTAGATGATAGCAATTGGACTCTTACAGGTTTAACATTTACCCAAGATGCAGATGTTTCACTGATAGGTTATCCAGGTTCATCTAGCGGAAAGTTTGTTGCTTCAGGTGCTTGGACATTAGACTGCGACTCAAGTTTTCCTGTAGAAACAGGTATTTACTTTAACGTTTCTCAGTATATGAAATCAGCAAATATAACGAATGTAGATGTCACTCTAGAAGTATATGATGCTAATGATGACCTTGTAGATTCTGAAACTGTTTCTCAAGAAGTAACGGACACGTGGGAAAGAACCTACACCTCTATCCTTATTCCAACTGATTCAACAGCAACATACGTAAAGGTTAAGTACGAAGGAACTGCTGGAACCATTTACATAGATATGGTAATGGCGCAAGACACGATTGCTCCAACAGACTACTTCGATGGCTCTATGCCAGAGTTGATAGGGGCAATTTGGGAAGGAACGGCACACGAGTCAGCCAGCCTTTACTACCCAAATAAATCTACTAAGATTCTACGCCTTGCCCAAACCTTAAACGATTGGGTTCCTCTGAACGCTTGGTGGCGCATTATTACCCCTGCAGGATTGGAATATACCAACTTAGACGTGTAGGCTCTGCCTCATGGTTGACTATATCCTTGCTTCTTTAATGGTGGGCATGGCTCTCACTTATATCCTAGAACTGATTGATTTAGGCTTTGTTTCACGGGCTTCACTCAATAAGTTCTTAACTCTACCCCTTAGCATTGGCGGATTTTATCTGCTAGGTTATTGGGACACTTCACTTGTAGTAGCAGTTCCATCATCAATCTTTGTTGCGCTCTACATTGGGAAACAACTCAACAAACCAGCACAGGTAGTAACACCACGACTACCCCGACTATAAAGAGGGCGCTATGAACATTGCAGTTATATCTTTCAAAGATGTTGACGTAACACTTGGCATTCAAGAGTTAATCCAAATGTATGCAGAAGATAAACCAATAATTTTTCTTCCCTTGATAAAGCCAGATAGCCTCTTTACTCAAAGTGTTATTGAAACGTGCCAAGCAAACAACATTGAAGTTCACTGTTTCTTCCCTAACGCAAATGGGTTTGAAGGTCTCCTTAATCAAGCAGATGACATTATCCTCACAGACAACCCTGTCAAAGAAGTACTTCGTCAGTTGAACGCAAACGACTCACTTGGCATTGTGTGGGATGATTCGCCGCAGGCCCATTTTGCCTTGCACTCAGTTGAAGACCTTGCCATTGACGTTTGGGATATCACAGACGGACTTGACCCAATCGAACTTGAGCCAGATGAGTACGAGGGCATGGACAGCCGTGACCTTCACGACGCTATGCACAAGCACCTAGGAATGTTCATTGACCTGATGGCTGCTTTTGTGGCGGAAACGGTTATGGACTCTCTGAGCGAGGCAGTAGCCCAACACATCATCGAGGCAGAGACCAAGCGTGACGTCTCCCCCTTTAAGGACGAGGACTTAGACTAAGCCCGTGCAAATGCCACCAGAGGCTTATTCAGCCAACCTGACCGATTACCAGTTCCGTCTCTTAGCCGTGCTATGCCATTTAGCGGGCTCCAGAGGCTCCCTACGCATCTCCGCAGGTGAATTGTGTGTACCGAGTGGCAACGTACATGTGAAGACCGTCAGAAGGGGCCTCAAAGCCCTAGAAGAGGCTGGGTTCATTTCAAGGACAACGATGAAGAAGGGGGGTGGACTCCAGGGTCCATCCCTAATCAAGATAGGGAATCGTACTGTCCACCCAGCAGGGAACTCTAATGTCCACCCAACACCTGGTAAGGTGACTAATAGTCGTAATAGCCATATAGCCAATAAGCCATTAGTACCTAATAGCCAATCTAGTTATAAATTAAAAGACTCTGAATCGAAGATTCAACTCAAAGAAATACAGGTCCCTATGAGAAAATATGAAGATGATGGAGACAATTTGGCAGGCTTTGGACTCGTTGAACCCAAAGATGCCCCACAGCCCAAGATACGTCGCTCCGACCCTAAGACACGAGGTCGCCGCCCAGAGCACGAGTGGACACCGATGGACGTTGCTGCTGAGTTTAGTTTCCAAGTTGGTCGCAAGTACCCCCTCCTTCCAGGAACTGTCAACGTCAAGACGTTATCAGGAGCACTCGCAAAGTTTAGAAAGCAATACGAGACCACCCCACTCATCGAACTAGAGTTGCTACGCCTGTTCATGGCGGATGAAAGTAACTTTAGGAATATTGGCGACGAGGCACCGTTCCTCTACAAGATGTTCCTATCTTCTTTTGGCAAGAAGATGAACCAAGCAAGAGAAAACCTCGGCCTCGGCAGAGTCAACGCCAAATTAGACACAGAGCCAACTTCTGCTAGGCTGATTGCAAGTGACGGACGTACTTTCCAGAATTCACTCTCTGGTCGTGCACAGTTAGAGCGTCACGAGAAGAGGCTCAGTGACAAACGATGAGTTAACAGAAGCGTTGTTGAGTTTATTTGAAAAAGGCGCTATCAACGTTACCTATGACGAAAACTTAGAAGCACGTTTTCAGATAACAGAAGAAGGAAAAGCAATAATGGAACATTGGAAAGACCTATGAACGAAATACTTGGGTATTTATTCATTATCGTTTCAACACTAGTAGTATCAAACCTAATCACAGGAGGAATCCACAAATGGCGAAAAAAGTAGCGGCAAAGTTTGTTGCAACTATCGAACTAAATCCTGAGAAGGCTGGCGGTTGGTTAGCAATCGTTAGCGTTCAGAAGGAAGCAGGAACAGGCATTAACTCAATTCAACCAGCAGAAGGTATTAGCGAATACTCTTCTTGGAAAAATGCGTCAGCAGCAAAGCGTTGGGTCAAGACAATGGTCTTGAAGCACACACCTCGTAAGTCAGTCAAGATGGCTGTTACAAAGGAAAACAAAGAGACAGGTAAGCCAGTAGCACTTGCTGGAGTTCTTGAGTACAAGGTTGACGCATAATGGCGAAGATGGACCAAGAACTTCTTACATATCCAACAGATAACAAATTTCTTCGTTTCTTTGGAGACACTATGTTGCTTATTGGCTCATGGTTTACACATTTAGGACTTCGCTACGGAGGAGTCTACGAGTACGAGTTTGAGGACACCTATAACTAATGTACGACGTCAACAGTCTGTCACCCGTTAAGAAGCACTGGTTGCTTCGTAACTCAAACATTCCACATCGTTTCATAGGTTTAGAGCCACAGGACATTATTGACCGTGCTGGCTCTTTTCCTGATGAAGTAAGTAACTGGATTGATGATGTGGTAAACGGACATGTTGTAAAGCAAATTGGCAACATCGGAGTCAACGGAGTTGGGCTTGTCTTCGATGGTGGTCCTGGGATAGGAAAAACAACCCATGCCGTAGTCGCCGCTATGGAAGTCATCCGTCGGCTTCCTAACGAAGATGGGAAGGCTGCTCGCCTTCTGCAAGTCAACCCATCTGACTACGGCATTAGGTTGCGCCCTATTTACTACATGACTTATCCAGAGTTCCTGTCACGAAAGAAGTCAACCTTCGATGCTGACGGAGAAGATAAACGGGAGATGAATTATGAAATTGATGGCTTACATGGTCGTTCTAAGTTTGATTGGCTCAATGTTCGCATTCTTGTTATTGATGATTTAGGAAAAGAATACGGCTCTAAATACGACGATACTTCTTTTGATGAAATCTTGCGACTTCGTTACGACAAGGGTTTACCGACAATTGTTACTACTAACGTTCGCTTAGAGAACTGGGAAGCAAAGTACGGAGAAGCAATGGGCAGTTTCGCCAACGAAGCATTCGTAAGAGTCCCTATCATTGGTGCAGATATGCGAGGCGCACAATGAAAGGACCTCAAGTGAGTTCTGCTTGGAGAACAGTTCAGCAGTTTATCTCTGCTCAAGGTGCTGGCATTTTTGAGGTTGAAGTAGAGACAGATACCAAAGACGTTCGTTGCACTTGCCCCGTGTATTCAAAGAGGGGTTCTTGCAAACACATTCAGTTTGTTAACGAAAAGATTAAACACACAGGTCATTACTCCATTTTGGTTCCCAACGAGATACCTGAAGAGATGGCACTTGAAGCAAATACAAACGCAGACAAGTTCAGAGAGTTTGTAGTCAAGTACGCCAAGATAGAAGTACTATGAAAGGCGGGGACATTTCTAATGTCTCCTCACCGCAGGCTATTGTAACTACAGACGTAGTAGTTCGCCTTAAAGAAGAAGAGTCTCGCAAGTTACTCATAAAGAAGACTGAGTACAAAGTTGGTGACCTTGAAGTACTTCCCCTAAATAAGTTATGGCGTGTTTCTAGCGACTACGGACTTTCTTTAGAACTTGCAGGGTTTGAAGATGACGGGTGGACAGAAGAGTTATTAGAACAGGCGTTCGAAAAGTTTGAACGTAGAGTTGTTAACCCCTTTAACTACTGGCAACTTTATGAGAACCGCCTTGAGGTGGTAGGGTTACTCCCCTATAGACCGAACTTAAAAGCGGTCATAGACATTTCAGACCGAGTTGCAATGTACGGGTCTGCGGGTGTAGAAATAGGTAATATCTAGTCCTTGAGGGAGGGCCAAATGTCATTCAGTATTGCAAACACCAATTGCCCAATGTGTCATGCAAACACAATCGAAAGAATTTATGTAAATAGCAATTCCTATTTACAGTGCAGAGAGTGCGGGGAGCGGTGGAAGTAGATGTCAGCAGATAATGAACATCGTTTAGTCAGCAAGGTAATCAAAGACCGAGAGATTACCCCCGTACTACAACGTGGCGTTGGCGATGTTTGGTTTCTAGACGACGATAACCGCAAGGTGTGGCAGTTCTTACGTAAGCATTACACCGAGTACAACGAAGTACCAACAGGTACCACCGTTAAAGACCATTACCCTAACTACAAAATTCTTGATGTAGAAGACACCATTGATTATTTATTAGACACGATGGTGGACTTCCGTCGTCGTATGTTGACTCGACAAGGTTTAGAGAACGCAGTTGAGCAGTTACAAGAAAACAACCACGATGCAGCGCTTCTTGCTATGGAAGCAACCATCACCAAAGTCAACGAGCAAGGTGTACTAGGTACTCGTGAGATTGACCTTAGTAAGAACACGCAAGAGCGTTACGACCAATACCTATCCCTCAAGAATGAAGAGTTCTTAGGTATTCCAACAGGGTTTTCAAAGATTGATGAAGCAACCGCAGGTTTGCAGGGCGGTCAATTAATCACCGTTATTGCGCCACCTAAGACTGGTAAGTCACAGGTTGCATTGCAGATGGCAATCAACGTTCACAAGTTAGGTAAAGTCCCAATGTTTCAGTCATTTGAAATGAACAATCACGAACAACAGCAACGCCACGATGCTATGCGTGCTCACATTGACCACGGACGTTTGCGTCGAGGTAAGTTAAAACCTCGTGAAGATGACCGTTATGTAGCAATGCTTAACGATATGGAGACTAAGCAGCCATTTCACTTGGTTGACGCAGTTAATGGAATTACAGTGTCTGCACTTTCTGCAAAGATTGAGCAGATGAAGCCCGACATTGTGTTTGTAGACGGTGTGTACTTGATGATGGATGAGTTGACTGGTGAGATGAACACACCGCAGGCAATCACCAATATAACCCGTGCAATGAAGCGTTTAGCACAGCGTATCGACCTTCCAATTATTATTACTACACAGACACTTCTATGGAAGATGCGTGCTGGAAAAGTTACTGCAGATTCAATCGGTTACTCATCTTCATTCTTCCAAGACTCAGACGTTATCTTGGGATTAGAGCCAGTTGAAGAGGATGAGAAGATTCGCCTTTTAAAGGTTGTTGCATCCCGTAACTGTGGACCAACAGAGACACCGCTTACATGGCGTTGGTCTACTGGTTGTTTTCACGATGAAGAAGAGATGATGAAGTGTGAGTTCTGTTCTAACTGGAGCGACTTAGATGATGATTGATATTGAAAGAGTATTACTTTCTTTAGACATTTCCCTTACTGCTCAACGTGGTGACGAGGTGCAGGGGTTATGCCCAATGCACAAAGCACGTACAGGTCGAGAAGACCATAAGCCAGACTGGTGGGTTAACACCACTACTGGAGTTCACTTTTGTTTTTCTTGCGGTTACAAAGGAAACATTTATACACTTGTTGCTGACGTCAAAGGTATGGATTACTTTGATGCTAAAGATTATATTGACGCAAGTGAAACCCTGCCTGTGGATGTACTGTTAAGGCGTATCAGAGAATTGCCACAGTACATGCCTCACGCAGAAGAGGTTATTGAGATGAGTGAGGCTCGACTTGCTGTATTTACAGAGCCGCCTGAAGCAGAACTTAAAAAACGTTTCTTGAAGAGGGATGCAGTAATCACGCACCAGGTGTTATGGGATACAAAGAACGAAGCATGGATTACAACTATTCGTGACCCAGAAACCTCAAAGTTGTGGGGATGGCAAGAAAAAGGCGCAAGAGGTAGATTCTTTAAAAATCAACCAGCAGGAGTAAAGAAGTCTAAAACTGTATTTGGCGTAGAGTGCATGGATGAAGAACGTCCACTCATTGTGGTTGAGTCTCCGTTAGACGCAGTACGGCTTACAGGGTTAGGTCACAACGCTATTTCTACCTACGGAGCAATCC